GGCAGGGCGGCTGCACTGCCCCTTCTGCCTTTCGGCATTAGGAGATAGCCGCCCAGGCGTAATTACTACGCCGGTCCCTCACCTCTGTGAGGGTCCCCAACCACGTTTAAGTTCAACTGCGTGGTGCAGTGCAGTTCTTGCAAGATGTTGTTTGTCACTACGACCTGGATCGACAAGACCCAAATTCGAAGCGACATCCATAAAAGGTTCATCTTGATCGGAGTTTTCAATTCCGGCCATTACGAAACTTTTCATCATCGCAGCCCATCCACCCAGTATATCAGTACGGTATACTGGCTTCGGAATCCATCCCTTTACTTCAAAGCGATGGTACTTAGGATTCCATCTTCCGATGGTCCTAAGCCCGAGGAAAGTGAATCGGCCAAGAACAGGACTTAACTCTGATACGAACGGCAAAGGCCCTAAGTATCGCTCAGTTCTTTTAAACATGAGCTCGGCAGTCTTCCAATAACCTCTTTTGTAAAAGAGATTAGCGGTCGCTACCCATGAGATAAGTTCACGTCCTTGCTGTCTGTTCTTAGGAGGAGGTGTACTTAAGTAAGTTGGTGTTACTAACTCACCCATATACGCGTCCACTCCACATGACTCTCTGAAGTTTCCACTAAAGAAAGTCTTATTGGAATTTACTTTGCAATTGTACTTTTGCAGTAAATCAAGAACAGCAATCACATTCGTCACGGGGACGATTATATCGTCTCCGTAAACGTGAACACTTTCAGCAACGTGACGAACGTTACTGTAGTTTACAGGGAGGTCTGAATCCTCCAGTAGGGCCATTACACATATAGTGTAAAAGTACATGGCCTCAACTGGAAAACAGAGAGCACTACCCATAGAAGCAAACTTGCGAAGTGGAGAAATAATTTCCCCACTTGGTAGTTTTGCTCTAGTCGACCTACATGCGTTGATCGAATCCAGAAGATCTGGATTTGATCTAAACATAACCATAGCTAACGCGTGTGGAACACGATCGCTAGCATCGGAAAGATCAATCGTTGCTAATTGACCCGTGGTCGAGCCATCAATTGCGAGCTGTTGGTTTATAGACTGGTCACGGAAATTAACGTGACCAGCACTAGGCCAATTGGATTCAAGAACATCAATTAAGATATTCATGATCCCCTGTTGTGCATATTGCATGCAGCAGGGCTCAATTGCTATGATGCGGGGACTTTTTAATGTTTTCGGTACGGAGATAACCTTTACAGGTTGCTCCATATCCTCGGCAACAATCGCTACTTGTTCGAGCTCCTCTAACTGAGTGGATATCCCTAAGGGATACCCATAACCAATTAGAGGAAAGTAAGGCTCGAGACGATCGTGCCAACGCCTCCAGACGTATTTCTGATTACCAGAAACACGATCTGCGGTAGCTCCGGGACCATGCTTTGGTTTAAACTGAGAAGTACATATAGTACTAACCAGATTATCCCATAACACAGAAGAGACAGCAATAAATTGCTGAACTGCTTCTTCCGGCAGCGAAAACATATCAAAAGACTGCTCAATGGCGGTGAAGTTCGCGAACGCGGACGCGTCCCTTTCGGGAGAGCATCCAATTTCAAGTTTCTTGAAGGTAAGACAAATCTGTCTAACACTATCAACAACCTTTGAATAAACGTTCGTGTCAATTGTATCTTCATCGTAAATCCTCCCTGTCTCATGACTGAACATCTGACCGGTTATACCTTGCAGAAACGCAGGGATTAACCCATTCCGTCGGAAACTCCGAAAGAATGTTGGGTCTACATAGCCCTGTGCGATTGATTTTTCAAACAATCGTGCAAACAGGGGAAGAGTGATCGTCAAAAACGACAACCCTTCACGTTCAGTCCGTGATATCATAGTATCGATATCACGTAAATCAGAGACATCAGTGATGAACATAGCACATGCGTCTCTATAGACACATTGTGCTAACTCTAGATAGTCACTTACGTTGCTTTTCATGCGTCCTCCAGAATAGGGGGTATGCATCAAGCCACGTGTTTGCCCTGATGCCTAGTCGGCGTCAGCAAACTGACACCACAGAGCATTAAGTAGGTTTCAACTCGTCGAGTACCTGTTCCATATGGAGCCGGCACTCATATATAGCATTATAGGCATCTTCCGTTAAACGGTCGATACCATTTGTGCTACATAAGGATAAGATCTTTGTTTCTAAAACAGAGATCTCCGACAAAATTGAATTCGCTAACCGCGTTTTAAGTCTATTATTTCTAATAGACCGTGCACGCAAGAGAGCTTCAGCTTTCTTACCTGTAATGGTTTTCATATTGTCCTTTCGCTATGCGAAGTGGCATAGACTACCAATTGATCGCACATCCTGGAATCGAACCAGGTTTAATGTGGGCCCAAACGTGCCCTCACTAGATCCAACCTATTCCATGTGCGAACATCGCGATTAGCACCTACAACAACCAGAGGGGTTGTACGGGAAGAGTCACTAAGACTCCTGCCCATATAACTTCCCAATGGAAGTGCTGTCAAGCCAGGTTTCAATCCCGGCTATCAGTTGTTCTACCTGAGTCTGAGTGAAGCCCACTTCTGGGCGATCAATGACCAGGTAAACGCCTAACGTCTCATAATCGTTCACTGCTGTGAGCGGATCTGGGACGATGGCCCGTTGGTCAACCCTCATCATGGACCGAATTCGGCCCTTAGAGAGGAGATGAGAGATCTTCAATGTGAAGCTCTGATCGGCAAGCTGATAAACGGCGGATTTTCCGTCGCTTAAAACGCGAGCCATGACCTTGGCAACTGAATTAACTGTGACAGTTTGTGGATCGGCAAACATAGGTGGTTGACCTCCAAAGTTTTACGGAGTAAAACCACTTGTGACACAGGCCTTTCCAAGGACCTGCATTGGATCTAAACAAGTGGAAGATATACAAGCTGCTTTGGCGCCCTTTTCAGGGTGATATCGAAGGAAATTTCCCAGATAAACCAATCGCAGCGAGTATTGCCATTTGTCTAAGACTTAAAGCAGTCCCAGACAGGCTAAACCCATATGGACTATTTGCCTCTTCACGTCGCTTGACTTCGATTACTCGATCCCAAGTTAACGTGACATCACCTGTTTTGAAAGGAAGGACTTGTGTAAGCCTTTCCGTCGTGACAGTGTGATGCATGAGATACAAATATTTGGCCACCATCCCATCGACGATGTAGTCGCTGTAGCCGTCTATGACTTCTCCAGCGTTACTAAACCAGTCGATGAGCCATGACCATGGCATTGCTTGATAGACGTTTGACGGAGACACCCTGGCACCATAAAGCGTTAAGTGACGCCCTATGCCAGCCAGCTTGGATGAATGAGTATCACCAAGTGTGTAGTCAAACTCGGGCCTATAATACTTAAAGGAACCAACCGTTGTGACATGAGTGGAATCAATCCGCCCAATCTCCCAACGGGGAAGGTCCCTAAACATGTATCCGTTGGCAAGCCAACCGGTAATTGGCGAACATCTCTGTCCGTAATTACCGTCGACACGTGTGTATGTAGGTTCTCCCTCTAAAAGAGTTCTACGCCTTCGCACCCACTGACCATTCTCTCGTTTTATACGATCGAAGTGTCGGCCGGCGTGTTGAAAGGTATCGATTAATTTCGATATATCTTTCACGAAGGGTTTCCAACCAAATTCGAGATTGAGGAAGTCCTCCGCAGCTGCTTTTGGTAGCATCTGTGGAGAAATTCTATTGGTGTGAGATCCGAAGGCTCGATGAGCCCTCTGAATCGATCGCCATGAACTGGCAAAAGTCTCAGAAGTCGATCGTAACATACGTGGTATGTCACGGGACTCGGCTATAGACACCAGGACATCCCCTCTCTCGAGGACAGGCTTAGTCTTTTTGTAAGCCTGAGAACTCCAGTTAGCCAATGAAGGTAATAGGTAATTTGTGGCGAGCAAAGTTTCCGAATTCTCGAAAATCGAGTTCGGATACGGCACGCCCAAAAATTGAGGATTCGAAAATCCTCCAACGTACTTAACGGGGTAATTCCCAATTCCAGTTTGGAACCAGGGTACTCCGCCAGTATCGTAACTGCCGAAACCCTTCACCTCAAAAGGAGGCTGCACGACCTTTATATGCGTAAACGGGCCTCCAGACTGGTATGGTGGACCTGCATGGATTTCATCCCTGCAAGACTCCATTGTATTATAAGTCTGGAAGTTTTTCTGGTAAAGTGGACCACCCCAAGGGTGGGGAACCCACTTTCCAGACATGAAGAGATATATATCTCCATGCTTCAAATCCACTCCCCTAATGGGATTGGGAAGAACCCGAGAACGAAATCGTGCGCCTGTGGCTAACATAAGCAATCCTCCATACGGACGCAATTTAGGATATTGCAC